TACTTCAAGCTCAGCATTTACAAATTTAGATTCAAATAAAAGCCATCCAATAAAGAAACAGAACAAAACACCGACGGCACCAATTATCAAAACCCACTTGGTATTGTCCTTGTTTATTACTTGGTCAAGTCCTAAAAGGAAAAGAACATATTTAGGATAACTCAAAATAGAGTAACCTTTCTCAAAATATGCTTTAAGTAGTGCTATGTTATAATACTTCATGTTCTTTTTGTATATGCTCAAATTCGCATTTTAAGCCATTCTGAGAGCATTTAAAGACCTTCTTGGTGGTATCTACCATGCTCCTTCCAATCATAGTCTTGTTTAGGGTCTTTCCTTGTACCTACAGGATAGACCGCTACACCCTCCATGAACATAGTATGAACAGGTAAAGGTGGCATTTGCTTATCATTAAGAGTGCCTAGAGGAATATAGCCAACCTGAGTCATTTTATTGATTTCCTCCATTGAAGGTATATTTTGTAGTCTTAACACTTTCCTAAGCATCCAAGCAAAGTTCTTAACTTCAGGTCTAATGATAGGTCCTGATATCTGCATGCCTTTAAGAACATCTCCAAGACATTCCTCAGGAAAGATATATTCCCAAAACTGAATAGGTCTTAAAGCACCCTGAACTATTGTGAGTTCTTCTTTGCCTGTATCAAGGTTCTTACGCTTCCAAGCAAACCTTTGAGCTTGCATGAGGTCTTTCCACTGCTCTACCATGTGGTGAATACCTCTAGTCATAAGAACTAAATGCATTATTTGCTATCAAATAGACTTAAATGTTTGGCAGCTTCTTCCTTGACTTTATCTTCCTCACTTTTCTCTGAATCTCCTGCTTCTCCTTTACCGCTTAAAGCAAGTCTAGCTTGGAGTTGAGACCTCCTTAAAACTTCAATTTCAAGTCTGTCATTCTCCTCCTTCAGCTTTTGGATTTCATCAGCTTTCTGGATAGCTTCTTCAACTTCAACTTTTTCAACAGGTTTCTTCTCTTTATCTTTCCCTTCGTCTTCAGTGATTATCTTTACTTCTGTCATTTGAATACCTCCTTTTGATTATAGTCTAACATTTCAATTAATTCATCAAGGTCTGCATCATCCAGCAACTTCCTTAATAATGTCTTTAACATCTTCAGGCATGGCATCTTCAGGAAACTCTTTTATCTTTTCCTTACAATGCTCAACCATAAACTTTCGAGCTTCAATGTTAATAAGCTCATTAACAAGGATGTTCTCATGCTGTTTAAGTGCAACTTCCCAGTCCTCTTTGGTTATCATATTATTCCAAGTATTATTGAGTTTAAAAAAGTATTGTTTTGATTGACTATTTCTTCCCCTCTAGTGTGATGACTTCCCTTTATTGTTTCAAATTCAGACTTATATGTAAGGATTAAATCAGAAATTTGTTCAGCAGTCAAAGATATATCAACACCTTTTTCCTCAAGGAAAGCATAGCCAGTAGCAACAGTCCATTTGATACCCATAGCAAACCCTGCACTGTAACTTACTATTAATCCTAAACCCAATCCTAGAATAAAAGCAAGGATTATCCTAGTCTTGTTTTTCATACCTAGACCTGCCAGATGAAGACTTATTCTTCTTAGAACTAAACCCCCTCATCAATATCATCAGTTGGTTCTTCTGCCTTAACTTCCTCAACTTCTTCTTCTTCATCCATTCTCAACACCCCCTTTCAGTTCTTGTAATGAGAAAAACCAACTTGCATCTGTTGGTTCAATAGTCATTCCTTGACTAGCTGCTAGCTTCCCCATATAAATCCTTTCCTTAGCCCTTAAAATCTGCTCCTCTATCAAATTTACACTATCAGCATCTACCTGCAATTGAGCACTTGATTGAATGAGTAGCTTAATCCTTTGTTCTAATCTTATTACATTATTTTCCATATTTTGTAATTCATCAAAACCAACATAAGGACTTATTTTACCTGTTGCTAATTTCTCAGCTAAAACAGAAGCTCTTTCCCTTTCAGAAGCAATTTGTGTGATTATAGTATTAACATTACCTTTAGGGTCTTCAATTAAGCCACTAGCATATTTGCCAATTAAAGAACCTACAATTGGAATCGATTCTATCATAGCTCCAAACCTTTCCCCTGCAGATAATCCTTCTGCAATAGTATCTTCCTGTATCTTTCTCTTAGCCAATTCCCTAAAGGATTCAGGGTCTTGTATTAAAGCTTCTTCTTCTATAGAAGGTTCATGACCATATAAAATCATTCCTGTCTTTATCAAATTTTCTCCCATAATACGAGGGGTTCTACCTACAACAGGTATTTCCTCTAATTTACCAAGAACTCCTCCTTCCTTTTGAATATCTAATTCAGTCCTTACAGGAGGTTTTTCTTCAAAGAACCCCCTTTCCTCCAAAAAGGTCTTAGCTTCTTCTTGTCTTGCTTCTTCAACAGTCTGAACTTGAGGTTGTTTTTCTAACAGCTTAGGGTCAATACCTCTCTTTTCCAAACCTCCATGCTGAGCTGCATAAGTTGTTTTAAGAATTTGAGATTGAGTGGGGTTAGTAGTACCATATAGTGACTGAACCTTTTGTTCTGAAGGTGTAGGTGTTGGAATAGCAGAAGGCAAGTTAGGAGGACCTTCAACCTTCCCCCCTATAAAGACACCTTTATTTGCCTTTCTTTTAGCTTCGAGTTCAGGTTCTGTAAGTTTCCTTCGAGTTATTTTAGTTTTAGCCATCTTATTTCAGTTTTGGAGTTGGAATTGTGACTCCAATAGTAAAGGCAATTATTGCTATTATTGCACTTAACACAGTGCCATTAACACCATTAAACAAAGCAATAATTTCTATAGCTGTAAGAGCCAATATACCAACACAGATAATCTTCCAATCAATTGTTTTTTCAGTCATATTTATTCTCCTCTCCCTGCAACAAAGTCATTAGGTTGAGTAGCTCCCTGTTCAACATCTTTACGCTCATCTGAAAGCAGCTCATTCTGCAGACTTGCAGGTTTAATAAACTTGATTTTGATTGCTAGTTGATTCCAAAGGTCAGCTTCAAGCTCTGTCTGCTCTCTTGAATAGATTTGCTCAAAGGTTAAATAACCAATCTTTGAAGAAGCTTCAGTGAATTCCTCAGAACCTCCCAGAATGATTTTAGGTATCCCTACAGCTTGATAAAAGAAGTTTTCATAGTATTTGATGGTTGAAAGAGAATCCTGCAATACAGGGGTAGATTCCTTTATTTCTACATTACCTTTAGGTATTACAATAACCTCCCCTCTGTTAATAACATCTTCATACTGCTTCTTTAGGGCAGTGATTTTAGATATATTATCACTATCAACCTCTATAATCCTCACAGGTACAACATTCCTATGCAATACCTTTCTCCAGTCAGCCATTGCCTCATTTCTAGCAAGTATAACCTCCTCACAGGCATCAATAACAGAAGTCCCATGTATTTCATCAGATATCTTATCATTGCTTAGATGAAGAATTTGATTTGGTTTAAAGGTAGTAACAACCTTCTTAGAAGTCTTCCCAACCTGCTCATACCTTAAGATAATACCCTTTTCATCAACAACAATCCTCATACTTCCTGTATCTAATTGCTTAAGGTTAATCAAATCCCCTGTTTCCTCATTCCTTATGATTTCAGCAAAAGCATCCTGACCTATCTTCTTAGTCACTAACATACTCCATAAGATAGAGTTAAATGTGCTTTCCCCCCAACCCTTGATATTCTCTAATATTATCTTAGTTCTGTTATCTGTTGTATAACCTTTACCTAAGACCCAAATAGCAAGAGTATCTATAGCTTTCTTAAGTTCAGGTATTTTCTTATAATATCCAAGCTGTCGAGAATAATGCGGATTTATGTAGGTAGTCTCTTTCATGCCTGTAGCAGCATCAGTAACCTGTGCATCAACTGAAAAGTCAGCAACCCTATTAGTCATATCTGTTACCTGAGCATTTGAGTAATCTGTTTGTGTCATTTTAAGTATCTAGTTTAAAGGGAATCTGAACAGTAGCTATAGATGGCTCAGTTCCAAAAGTGTAAGTTTCCTTATCTGTTGTTGCTCTCCCTTTAGGGTCATTCCCAATGAAAAAGTAACCTGTCTTCTCAGGAAGTTGAGGGTCATCAGCCATCCCCCACTGCTCTAATGTAACTCTTAATGTTTCACCCTTTTTAAAATGTGTTAATGGAGTAGTTAATTTAATTGAATCCATGCTATAGCCATAAGTACCCACCCCTCCTGATGCCTTTAAAAGAATAGCCCCTGAAGCATCAGCAATCTCAATCTCATTTGTACCATCCCACTTCCTTAATTTAACATGAAGAAATTGCCTAAAGGAAGCTTCCACTATCTCATTAATCCCAACAGGAATATTAACTATAACATTCCCTTTAATAGTTTGAGGAAGATTAAAGACTAAATCAAAATCAAAATCATTTATCATTTCAAAAACAGAACCTGAAGCAGCATAACTCTTACCAATAATAACATGATTGCTGTAATAAGGGTCTTTAGTCAAATAAGCTCCTGAAACACCATTTTCAAAGGTATTTCCAAGATAATAAACAACCATACCTGTTCCTGAAGCTAAATCAACAAAATCATAACTTGCTAATGCTGCAGGACCACCCTTTAATGTACCAAAGTTCAAACCCATTATGCACCCTCAATAAAGTCTTTATGTTTATCTTCAGTGATAAGCTGGATATTTCTCAAAGCATTATCTCTTAAAATGTTAATCATAGATTCAGCTTCCCCCCTTGAAGTATAACCACTCATGTCATAATTAATTGCCCTAATAGCAACTAAATCAGAAGCAATATCATTTAATATCCATTTAACATCACTGTTTAAAGTATCATAAGAATCAGACCAGTTTCTTCTTGATTCAACATTTATGATTGCTGTTGCCTGAGAAGCCCACCTTACCCATCCTTCCCCTTCAGGAATTGATGTTGAAACATTAGCTCCTGCTTTAACAACTGCTGCTCCTGAGGTTGTTAAATTTACCATACCCTAATTACATTATCCAAATATTTAAACTTTTGTCTTTAATGCACCAAGCTGCTCTAATCAAACCTTCTACAATATGAGTGTAATTTCCAAATATTTTAAGCTTCTTCTCCTCTCCAACTCCACCCACATACTCGAACTGAACACTCTTAATACTTTGATATATCTCAGGGTCATCAAGTAGCTTGATTTTCCCCTGCTCCATCAATCTCAAAAGATTATTATAAAGGTCCTCTTTAAGAAGCTTCCTTTTTCTATTCTCATCCCTATCCAGTGCCTTCCTCAGGTTGTTAATAGGTTGAACCTTTCGTCGAGTCTGCTCATCATCAAGCAACTGGTCAAAAACACCTGCTCCAAGCCCTCCATCATCAACAAATATCTGTTTGAAGTCATACTGCCTATCTAACTTCAAAATCAAACGAGTACTCATAGTAGTAAGGGTCTTTCTTGTGATAATGTTATCAACATGAAGCAATTTATCACCTTTCCTCTCTAATATCTGAAAAGTACTCTCATCTTCTCCAAGTCTAGCAATATCAACCCCAAGATAGTAATCCCCTGTCAGCATTTCTGTCCTTCTTGAAAGAAGCATCTGCTTCTTAATCAATTCATCAGGAAAGAACTGGTTAAGCTCATCCACAAACTGACCCAAATACTCCTGAGCATATTGCCGTTTGGTCATCCTCTCTCTCTCAGCTTCAAGAAATTCCTCCATCCTCTTTCTCATAAGGGGAGGTCTTTTCTTAGCAACTTCCTCAGTTGAGATATGAAATGACTTAAAAGACTCATCCTTAAAGCATCTGAAGAAATAACCTTCTCGACCAAAGGGAGTTGATAAAAGAATAATGTCTCCCCCTGTAGTAGCAAGCATCGGTGTGACTGCTGTCCATACATCTTCAGGGATGAAATGTGCTTCATCAGCATAGAGCTGGTCGATAGTATAACCCCTTATGCCATAACCGCTCATACCTGTGGGGAGACAATGAACAACAGAGCCATTTGTAAGCATAATCTTATGCTTTGTCGGTTTATCCTTTCCTTTTTTAATAGATTTCCTGTGATTTTGATGAATATAGCTTAAAACCTTCTCAAATAGCAATAATGCCTGTCTTTCAACGCTTGCGATTACTAAAACTGTCTTTTTAGGGTGTTCTACAGCATATTTACCTGCCTTCATAGCAATCACAGTCGATTTCCCTACCTGACGACCTGAACAAAGAGCGATATTTCCTTCTGTCTCCAACACTTCCTTTTGCCAGTCATCTAATTCAAACTCCATGTTCAGGTCAATCAAATAAACCTTATAAATCCTGCTTATTTAAACTTCCAAATCATATCCCCTACTTCTTCCACCTCAACCTGTTTCCCTAATAGCTCAATTAACGAATTACAGCCATACTGCTGCAATATTTTAGCTAATCTGCTCTTAGGGTGCACCAAAGGAAATTGTTGCGGTAGAAAGACCTGTATGTT